CAGGTGCTGTGGTTCCGCATGCTGTCGCGCTTTGAGCTTGCCGCGGTCACTTCCGCTTTCGGCCAGTACGTGGCAACCGAGTCGAAATTTCCACCGACACCGGCTCAGATTCTCGCCCTGCTGGGCCAGGGCACCGGGGACGACCGGCCCGGCGCCGATGAGGCATGGGCCATTGCGTTGACCGCCCGCGACGAGGCAGCCACCGTGGTCTGGACTGCGGAAACCGCCCAGGCCTTCGCCGCCTGCCGGCCGGTGCTGGACATGGGCGATGAGATAGGCGCGCGCATGGCCTTTCGCCAGGCCTATGACCGGTTGGTAGGCCAGGCCCGTCAGCGCGGCACCGCGACGCAGTGGCAGGCCTCGCTGGGGTGGGATATGGCCCAGCGCCATGCCGTGCTGGTGAAGGCCGCAGATACGGGCCTGCTGCCCGCGCCGCAGGTCGCCGCGCTCCTGCCGCCGCCGGCCAATGCCGAGGAAGGCGCGGCAGGCGACGCGGCGCGCGCGGCCATCGCAAAAATTCGCGGCATGTTGGCAGGTGCTGTGAGCCCGTCCGACAAGCAGCGCCGCGCGGCAGAGCTTGAGCAGCAGCGGCTGGCCCGCCTCAAGGCCGAGTCAGCCGCCAAGGTCAAAGCCCACCAGGGAGCCGGGGAATGAAAAACGCATACGCAGAGGCCAGCGCCGCAGCAAGCGGCCAGGGTGATCACGCCGGCGCCTATGGCCTGTGCGCCTCTCCCGGTTGCTGCCTGCCAGGCACGCTGTCGGGCAGCACGCAAGGCCCATCGGAGTGGTGGTGCCGGCTGCACTTCGGCGCGCGTCGAGCCGAGCACGGCGACATTACGGCGCGCATCCACAACCGGGCCGATGCTTTCAAGGCCGCGCTCTGGCTGGCCAACCGTCACAAGGGCGAGGCGGTGACGGAGAAGGTGACCGCGCGAATTCGGGCGATGGGACGCGCTGATCTGGTGGCCGGTATCGCGCCCGGCGGCAAGGCCACCGCGTACAGCCTCGGCAGCCACATGCTGCTGGTCCTTGGCCGCGAATGCCGGGCACCACAGCAGCACATGGGAACCCCCAAGAGCGCCACCGCGGGCGCCTCCTGGATCGACACCGACGAAAAAGAGGAACACGCAGCATGATCGACCTGACGGCACTGGACGAAATCCCGGACCCTTTCGCGGTCGAGCCGCCGGCATACGGCAGCGAGCCCGCGCAGGTGAACGTCAACATCCTGGCCTTGGACCTGGGCACGAAATGCGGATTCTGCGTGCGTTCCCGCGCCGGCCAAATCATCCACGGCACGGCCGATTTCACGCCGCGCGCCAGCTGGTCCCCCGGACAGAAGTGGCAACGGTTCCGGTCCTGGCTGACGGGATTGGTGCTCGAGCAGAACGTGACCAAGATTGCCTTCGAGGACGTGAAGCGCCACGCGCTTGGCGCAGTCCTGGCAGCGCATGCCTACGGCGGATTTCGCGCCATGCTCGAAATGGTGGCGGACCAGCACCGCATTGCCCTGCAGCCGTTTGGTGTCGGCCAGATCAAGCAGCATTGGACCGGCAACGGTGCGGCGAAGAAAGAAGACATGATCGCTCAGGCGAAGATTCGCGGCTTTCGCGTCGTAGACGACAACGACGCCGACGCCATAGCGATCCTGCACATTGCCCTGTCCGATGAGGCAGGGACGTGGCAACCACCGGCGCCGAGGTCAAAGGCCAAGGCAAAACGTACTTCCAAAATCCAGGGGGCTTTGCTGTGACCATACCCAACGACGCCGTGAACGATGCAATCCTTCGCCGCCGGGCAGAGGGCCAGACCTTCGCCGCCATTGCGGCCGCACTTGGCATGTCGCCAAAGAGGGTCAACTCAGCCTACTACCGCACCGTCAAGCGCATGCAAAAGCCGGCGAAAGCTCAGGCGCTCAAGCCAGCCAAGCCGGCCCCTGGCGCGCAGATCGAGCAGCCCGCTTACAGCGATTCGCTGGTGAGAGCGGCAGGATGGGCAGGTGTGCACCGGAACTCCTACACCATGCCGCCGGCGCTACGCGTGAATGCGCAGCGCGCCGCCGCGACGCAGCCCCCGATGCGCTCCATCGCCAGTTCGGCTCTTCCTGACTGGCCGGGCTGATGACGTTTTCCGCACTCCTACGCGAAAAATCAGGGAGAACCCTAATGCTGAATCCGTTTGAGGAACACGACGAGGTTCTCACCCTTTTGGCGCTGGTCTGGTATCCGTCCACGCTACCCGTACCAAAACTGGGCCTGCCGGAATACTCCCCGATGTTCCGCGACACGCCCACAAGCAACGTGTACCAAAACGAAGAGGACGAGGCGGCAGAGGCTGACCGGCGTATCCGCGCGCTGCGGGCCAGGGCGATTGAGGCTTGCATCGATGCGTTGCCGCGCTGGCAGTTGCGCGTGGCCGTGGAAACGAGGGCCGCAAACGCCGCAGGCGCGTCCGTCTGGCGCAATGCACGCCTTACCCCGGACGAACTCGCCGAGGCGTGGGAAGAGGCCAGGGCGCTGCTGGAAGAGGCATTCATTGCCAAGGGGCTGATTGATGACCGGAGGGCCGCAGCATGATCGGAGGCCGCATCCTTGCAATAACTCGCGCGTAGGCGTAAATTCGCGCCGTGGGCGCATTGCGTCCAGAATCTGAGCCCGGCGCCGAAAGGTGGCCGGGCTTTGTCGTTTACAGCCGTCGCGCCTGGGTGGTCCCCGGGCCGGCGGCTTTTTCATTGGAGGCACGGGTGACCGGCAAGAGGGGCAAACCGACGATCTACACGCCGGAAGTGGCGGACACGATCCTGGAACAGATCGCCGCCGGCCGGCCGTTGGTGAAGATCTGCCGCGCCGCCGGCATGCCCGCCTACCGCACCGTGCGCGAGTGGATCGCGGACGACCGGGAGGGCTTCAGGGCACGTTACGCCGCAGCGAAAGAGGACCAGGCCGATTACCTGGCCGACGAGCTGCTGATGATCGCGGATGCGGCGGTGAAGTGCAAAACGCCTGAGCAAATCGCCGCGGCGCGCCTGCGAGTGGACGTGCGCAAGTTCAGCGCTGCCAAGCTCAAGCCGCGGGTGTATGGCGACTCGAACCACGTCAAGGTATCGGCGCCAGACGGCGGCCCCGTGCAGATGGAAGCCGTTGTCAACGTCGAGGCGGGCGAAGCTTACCTCCGGATGCTCAATGGCCGCCCAGCTGCTTGACTGGTTCGATTTCCGGAACCCGGACTATGACCGGGTATACCGGGAACGAGGCGAGCGGTTGGCGCGTCTGCGCGAGGATGCTGGATTGCTGGCTGGCGTGAAGGACTTCTACCGCACGCACCCCGCCGAGTTCATCAACGATTGGGGCATGACGTTTGACCCGCGAAATGCAGAAGTCGGGTTGCCCACCATCATTCCGTTTGTCCTGTTTCCCAAGCAGGCCGAGTTCATCGAGTACTGCTATCGCAAGTGGAAGGGCCGCGAGGACGGCTTAGCCGAGAAGTCCCGGGATATGGGCGTTTCCTGGCTCTGCGTGGGATTTGCCGTCTGGATGTGGTCTTTCTACAAGGGATCGGTGGCTGGGTTCGGCTCGCGCAAGGAAGAGTACGTAGACAAGCTTGGCGATCCGAAATCCCTGTTTTGGAAGGTGCGCCAGTTCATCGCGTTGCTGCCTATCGAGTTCCGGCCAAAGGGCTACGTGGAAGCGCGCGATGCCCTGCATATGCGCATATCCAACCCCGAGAACGGCGCCGTAATCGTGGGCGAGGCGGGCGACAACATCGGGCGCGGCAACCGGACGTCGATCTACTTCAAGGACGAGTCCGCCTTCTACGAGCGCGCCGAGGCCATCGATGCTGCGCTATCGCAGACGTCCAACTGCAAGATCGACGTATCCACCCCCAACGGGAACGGTGGCCCGTTCTACCGCAAGCGCTTCGGCGGAAAGATCGAGGTATTCAGCTTTCACTGGCGGGACGATCCGCGCAAGGACGACGCGTGGTATGCCGAACAGAAGATCAAGAATGATCCCGTAATTGTCGCGCAGGAAATCGACATTGATTACGACGCCTCGGTGACCAACTCATGGATCCCCGGCGCCATCGTGACCGAGGCCATGGGCCGGGGGCCAGTAGAGGTTGAGGCAGTAGGCGGTCTGCGCGTGGGCGTAGACGTCGCGCGCTTTGGCGATGACAAGTCCGCAATCACGTTCCGCCGCGGCCGCGTGTTGATCAAGCAGGAGGTTCGGGCGGGCCTGGACACCGAGCAGCTAACAGCGCTGGCCAAAACCGAGATTGACGCTTTCCGGGAAACGCCCGAGCAGATCGCCGTCGACACCATCGGCATCGGCGCGGGCGTGGCTGACAAGTTGCGGGCGCTCTACGGTGGTGTGGTGGTCGACGTCAATAGCTCGATCCGCATGTCAGACGGCCAGAATTACAACCTGCGCGCCTATATGTGGCGCGAAATGAAGGAATGGCTTGCCAATGGCGCATCGCTACCCAATGACGGCGACCTGAAGGCCGAACTCGCGGCGCTGCGCTATTCCTACCGTGGCGGCGAGCTGCTTATCGAATCCAAAGACGATGCGAAAAAGCGCGGGATCAAGTCGCCAGACCGTGCCGACTCCCTTGCGCTGACCTTTGCTAGGCCCGGCGGAAACGCGGTGCATCGCCCGATCAACTACCCCTCCCTCGGTGCCTTCTGATGGCCAAGATGCAAGAAGACGACTTCCACAAGCGGCTCGATAGCCAGATCAATGAGGCTATGGCGTGGCAGGAGGAACACTTTGGGCAGGACCGGGACCGCAACTACAAGGCGTACCTGGGCGGAGCAGACCCGGCACCAGTCGGCCGCTCTCAGGTGGTGTCGTGGGACGTGTTCGAGACCATTGAATCGGCGCTGCCTGACCTGATCGAAATCCTCTGCGCGGGCGACAACATCGCCGAATATGAGCCGGTGGGCGAGGAAGATACGGACTTCGCCGAGCAGGCCACCGATTACATCAACTACGTGGTGATGAAGCAGAATCCCGGCTTTTTGATCTTCAACACTTGGATCAAGGACGCGCTGCTTTCGAAGATCGGCGTCGTGCGGGCGTACTGGGCGACGTCCGAAAAAGTGACGACGAAGGAATACACCGGCATCAGTGACGATGACCTGACGCAACTTCTGAGCGCCGAGGATGCCGAGGTCATCGAGCAGTCGCAGCAGGATGATGAGCGCGACGTGGCGCAGCGCGCGCACATGCGCGCGGCGCTGAACGTCATGGATCCGATGCAGCGCCAATTGGCCGATGCCTACCTACAGACCCCGGTGCGCCAGGTCTATGACGTCACCATCCGCACCACGCGCAAGCGCGGTCGCGTCTATGTGGATAACGTGCAGCCCGAGAATTTCATCATCCCGCCGCGCGCCAAGACCATGGCCGCGGCCGATCTGGTGGGTGAGATCAAGTCCCTCTCGCGCTCGGATATGCGCGAGCTGGGGTATGACAAGGAGAAGGTCCGGGAAATCCAGTCCTTCGAGGCGCCGCAGGACCGCAGCGCCGGGATCGCGCAGACCGCAACGGACGAGTCGCACGACCACAACTACGACTTCGACAGCGAGGGCGACGACGCCACCGAAGAGGTGCGCGTGTTCGACGGCTT